CCGACGTTGACCCCGACATTGGCCCCTTGTTTCAACATATTTGCTGCAAATTGAATTCCAAGAGGGCTATCAAGAAAAACAATGTATTTAGGCTTTTCTAATTTCGAGAATTCATAGAGCCAGTTAATGCTATCAATGGCCTTTTTCTTGTTGAATTTTAATCGTTTTTCATTGGAAAAAATTTTTGTCATCCATTCGTCACGGACGACTTTCATGAGCTTTTCCTGCTCTTTGGTGAGTGTTTCTAGCATAGGGGTAAATAAAAGAATTAATCGCGGACCTGACGGATTCCTTCTAAAAAGTAGTCGTACTCACGCTCTTGGTGCATCTTGTATTTCCCAGGTGGGAATACGATGGTGTGGTGTTCTTGGTGAGTCAGCTCCGTCTCTTGTTTAAGTTCGAAGAACACAGTGCCGTCAGAGTCTCTCCCAACACTTGAAGCCAATTGGAGTTGATGGAGGTGTCCCGTGTGTTCGCCACGAGCAAGAATTGCCTTTTTCTCCTGCTTCATTTCGACAGGAATGGAATCAATGCGCTCGAATACAAGATCTCCTTGTCGAGCAAATTTTTGAGAGAATTTCATAGGATCGGATAAAGATTAAAAATTACTAGAATCTTGATGGGTTCAAACCAGAGCTGCTTTGTGTCTGGTAACCCATCAAGGTTTCAGGAATTTTTTAGTTGTATTCCTTGTAAGAACACGGATCACAAAGGGATGAATATACTTGCTCGTCTTCCATCCATTCCGCATGACCATCAAGAAATTCTTTTTTCAGATAGGCTTCACACTCTTCCTTTGTCCCTTCAAACATTTCGTTGAATCGGTCGTTGCATCTCCAACAGAGGATCTTGACCAGGGTTGTTGTTGTCATAGTGTTTTTGGTTAGTTCACTGGAATCACTGGTGCTGATGCAATCGAGAATCATGAGTATTCGCACTTCGCTAGCTAGGCGAAGATTTTAAGGCGAGGAACCTGTTGAATCTCTATAGAGATGAGCAATTGCCTGCCCGTACCCTTACCACCTTGGCCAGAGGTCGTCTCCCATCTGATTCGTGGTGAGGCCTTAGCTAACGCCTCATTCAGCACCGGTGATTTCAATGGACTGGTTCACTGACTGCTCGGTACTGAGTGAGGATTTGACGAGAGCTGAGCGTTATAGACCTCTACGGATTCAGCCTTTCATTAGTCCATTGCTCGTATAGTCACCTCACATGGAGAAGCTTTTTGACGCACAGTCACGCCCTAGTCTCCTCCTTAGAAATTGTGGCTAAGCCACCCTGTGTTAAGCGTCTACCTATTCCGCCATCAGTACCGATGAGTCAATGAACTGGGGCTGTATCGCCAGCCCCTAGCGATTAAAATGGGAGATCTTCTATATTGATTTTATCCTCATCTGAAAACTTCTCTCTACCAGCAAGCCAGTCTTTCATTTGCTCGTAGAACTCTCTTGATAACTCCTTAGCAACATTGACTACTCTTTTAGAGTCATAGACTCCGCTTTTTTGATATTCAGCCTCGAATTTATTGTTTTGTGAAATGAGAACACATGCGTTGTTAAAACACATTCCCCTGATAATTCTATCTTGTGTGTTGTCTTGTCCTGGTGGTGGTTCGGGTAAGGGTGCTTTTCGGTTGTCCTCATTCTTTGCGTCGTTCTGTTGCTTTATTGCCTTCACATTCTGTTCTTGTGCCATGATGTCGTCGGGGTGGAGGACTTCGACACCTTTCTTCCCTTTTGAAAACCAGATATTGAGCGACACATCACCAGAGTCCAGCAGTGCCTTATTCTTCTCATTTCCAAACAGGGAGTAGTACTTGTCTCCGTACTTCACATCATAGAGATACCACTTCCCATATTGCCCCTCCCCACTCTTGTGTGACCCCTCAATACGCTTGTTATTTTCCCACTCGGGGGTTTTGTAGACCTTTACACGATAGGTTCCTACAGAGAAAGCGTCTTTAAATGCTTGTTTATCAGCCATAAGAATAAATTAAAGATTATAAGCCCCCAGGTCTTCTGGGGTTGGTTCAAAGGTTATCTCATCTTCCAGTTCAAAGTCACGGGCTTCATCTACTGGATCATACAGGGGTGTTTGACAAGAAGGTTTTAATCCGTCCTCAAACACTTTTCCATGTGGGCAATTTGTTATCATAAGTATTGATTAAATGTTACATCGAGCACACTCGTCGCTGCACCACCTAGACCCTTCGGGGTAGACTCTCTTGAGGTGAAACGTCTCAGGGAAGAACTTGTTACACACCTTACACTTGAGAATTCGCCCTGTTTGGTCGGTGATGCTTTTGCGTAGATCACAGTAGGAGTCTACGACTTCGGTAAAGATGTTCATAGTGAGCCTTTAGCAAGGGAGGTAAGAAGTTCAGCGTGTTCCTTGTGGACTCGTTGGAAGTCAGCAAGGAGTTTCTTGATCTCTAAGATGTGTTTAGATGACCTCAGAGAAGATTTTTCAAGCTGTCGGCCTATCTGCCCAATTGTGAGAGAAAGTTCGTCCTGAGTCATTGTAGTGAGTTATATGATAATACTGAGAATGGAGGCGAGGAACCACACACCTAGTGTGAGATACCCCACGAAAAAATACGAGTCCATAGGAAAGGATTGAAAGGATATTAAGAGGGGTGTATCATGGTGGAGAGATAAGAAAGTAAAAGAGAAGGCGTGATCTTGGCGGACACGCTTTTTCTATTTCATAGCGTCTTCGAGAATCACTTCTACCATGTTAGTCCTTGTTCGCTTTTCACTGGCAGCACGCTTGTCAATTCTTTCAAGCATGTCAGGGTCAAGGCGAATGAGGACTTTTGTACGTTCTTTCATGTGAAAATTTAAGGCTGTCTCTAGGATAGCGTATGACAAAGTAAATGTCAAATAATAAATGATTGACGCATTGACGTGTGTGGTATAGTCGCACTTGATGAAATCTGAAATAACAGATCGCTTTCGGGATTCCCTCATGCAAACCCTTAAAGGACTATGTGATAAGTTTGAAGAGGAGACGGGAGAACAGATCCTTATCGGGGTGGGATTCACGAATGGAGAAGAAATGGAAGAGTGTGTAGTGTCTTCTAATAGAATTGAGTATGGGGATGCTTGCAAGATGGTGGTGGGGATAACCAGTATCGTGAGTGATGGTTTTTCTTGTGGGGAGGAGAAATGGTAACAAATGTTTAAAAGATTCAAGCTTTGTTGCTTTGACTGTTTTTAATCATGTGTATATTTGTGCTGTTCTTTACTTGCGAGCAATGAATAATTCTCTACTGATCCCGCACTTAAACCCCTTACATGCTCGCAAGGTATCTTTGGTGTTTAAGGCGGGGTCAGTGGAGATTTATTGTTATGAATGAAGGTTGGATAAGTATTCATCGGCAAATAGAAGATTGGAAATGGTATTTTTCTGAACCATTTACAAAAACCCAGGCGTGGATAGATATGCTTTTATTAGCTAATCATACCCCTGGTTTTTTTTCTATTCGGGGTCAAACAATAAGTGTGGAAAGAGGTCAAATTGGATGGTCGGAAGAGTCACTAGCAAAAAGATGGAGATGGTCGCGAGGTAAGGTGCGCCGATTTTTGAAAACACTCGAAAACGAACATCAAATAGTACAACAGAAATCGACAGTATTAGGCGTAATAACCATTTTAAACTACGATAAGTTTCAACAGCGGACACAAAACGGTACAACAGACAGTACAACAGAAAGACAACAGACAGTACAACAGACGGACACAAACAATAATGATAATAATAAAAACAATGAAAATAATATTTCTTCTAAAGAAGAAAGTAGTCACGTTGTCTCTCCTGTTGAAAAAAAAAGTTATGGGAACGAAGATGTAAATAAAATGCTTGATGCTTTACGGAAGATTGTGGAGTGTGACGACTTTAGGGAATCACAAAAACAACAAAGGGTTTGGGCTTCCAATCTGGTACGCCTGAAAGAAAAGATTGGGCTGGAAGAATTTAAGCACCGCCTTTCAACGGTTTTGTCTGACGATTTTAAAAGGAGAAACGCAGCGTCTTTACAATATTTGTACAGGGAAATTAAATCATTTATTTCTTAATTTTATGTTTATGGTTATTTCTACTCCTGCTGGTAAAATTCCTCAATCTCTTTTGGGTGCAGCATGTAAAGCCCTTTCAATGAGGTACGAAGAGCCTATAGGTATTCTTAATTGGTTTATAATATCTGATTCTCCTGAGGAGTCGGAAAAATACCGAGATTTAATTAATGCAGAATCAACGGGGCAAACAACCGCATTGAAACATCTGGTGGAGTGTGCGGTTTTAAGTGGCTATCAAAAGTTCTACAAAGACCCAGAAAAAGCTACAGATTGCTATCTTAAAAACACCAACCCAGCTATAAGGATCGGAGTTATCGGGGATATGCACAAGGAAAACACTATGACAAAAAACCTTGCAATGAACGAGAAGCAGGTAAAGGCAGAAAAAGCAAAAAAGGCATTTAATAAAAAAATGAATTATCTTAATTCGTAACAAATTTTTATGGACAACTTTGAAAAAGTTAGATCAGAAGTAATGCGCCATAAGCGAGAATAAGGAGAAAATATTTAAAACCCCCCTGAATAAACAAGGGGGTTTGCTACTACACGAGATAGAGAAACGAAACAACGATGGTGAGAATTCCCCATAAAGGGTTTAAGCGTCTTGGTTTCTGTTTCGCTCTCTGAGCCTTGAAATACCGTCTAATCTCTTCTGTCTGTTGGACTTCGCAGCTATTGAGGAATTGTTTGATGTTATTCATAGTAGTGTTGTTTAACGGTTGCGAGCCACCCCCACGTATTATCCCCTCCAGTGTATCTGTCTGCTAAAGGGTAGTCTGGGAATCGCTTGTAGTAGGTTGACCATATTCTCATACAGTCTAAAGTACTTTCTTCTTTGGAGGTGTATGTCTTTCCCTCTCGAAACCCACGATCCCAAGTCATGATATTGTGGCAGTTGTTAGGAGCTATAGTGTCAGTACAGCTTCGAGTTTCGTGGACAGCTATCGCATCACACAACTTCCGTACGTCCGTTCCATCACTTAACAAGTTAGTTTTTTTTATTGGGGCTTCAACTATTCCCGAAGAAAACCCCTGCCGTCCATCATCTTGCCATTCTGTTTTACCTCCGCTTTGATGTAATTGATCTGGTCCAGGGATCGTTGTAAACACTCGCCCACTTCATGAGCTGTATCGTGAATAACTGACTGACTTCTGCGAACCTTTCCCAAAATATCTTCAGATGCTTCCGCTACACGGAAACCAAGAAAGAAAACCGAAGAAATAAAAACCCCAACCAAAAACGAAACGCCGATATGTTTTATTTTTGTATCCATAAAAGGATTGAAAAAAGAATAAATGAATCTTTGACCCTAGAAATCATCGATTCATAAAATAATAGCAGAATGAGTGACTAAAGTCAATAGTTTCTTATCGAAAATACCTTTCAGGAGCGTATAATCAGTTCAATGAAAAATGAACCCGTCATTATCCCTAAAAACTTCCCTCCTCAGAACAACTACCTTGTTCGATTGGTTATTGAGGATCGTGTAAAGGCTTATACAGAAGAGGAGGCCATCAAAAAAATCAGCAACCAAACCTGGAACGATAAACTGGGTAACTTGCCAGGTGGAAGAATGGAAGTTGATTTAATAGACGATTAGATTTGTTGTGATATCCTTGTTTTGTAATTTTTTCTTTTTTTATGAAGCTTGTAGGAACATACGCTGACTTCGATAGATTTATTATTCTCCATGACTCTTTCACCCCGAAGGCGTTTTTGTCGGGTGATGCACGAAGAGCCTTTTATCGTAGCTTTAAATCTCTCGAAAAATTCCTCTTTGATCATGAGCATACAAAAAAAATTCAAGACATGCAGAAGCGCATCGATTCTTTCACTACGTCATTCACAGAAGAACTGCGTAATGACCCAGAACGAAAAAAAGTCCAAGATGATCTCAACAAAGAAATTGTCACCATGAACGAGCTAAAAGACGAAATTATTATTGAGCATGAATTTGATGACTTTGCCTGGGACTCCTTCAAAAAAGCCTTCGAGCTAGAAGGGGAGACTATCTACCCCAAAGCCAAATCACTCGCCATTATTGAGGACTGGATAGCTAAGGTAGACGAAGATAATAAATAAAACTATGGAACTAACAATGTACGATGACATCACCGAATTATCATCCGACCAGCTTCAAAAAGCCACCATTCAACTAGAGGACTTTAAAAGTGCTCAAGAGAAAAATGGATACTGGTATGCTGTCGGAACAAAGATGATTCCTAAACAAACCCCGTTAGGTGACGAAGTGGTTTTCATTGCTTGACTTTTCTCGTAAATGAGAACAGGATATAATTGTAGTCAATTGTAAAATACTGTTATGGGATTCAAAAAAGGCATTGGGGGAAATCCAAACGGAAGACCGAAGGGAAGACCAAACTTCGCTTCGCTCGAAAAGAAGCAACTTATAAACTTCCTTAAAGAAGAGGGTGCACAGAGGTTTATTCAAGAACTTATGACTTTAGAAGGGAAAGATTATTGTCAGGCCTATATTCCAGTTATAGAGGTTGCCTTCCCTAAACTTTCACGAGTAGAGACTTCAGTTGATCAAAACGTCACCTTTACTCAATACGAAAAACATAATGACGCAGAACTTCAGGCTGAAATTACTCGCCTTAGTAACAGCCTTAGCGGAAAAGAACAGGCGGCGAGCGAAGGATGATTTAATCTGTTTCGCCCATCACACTCTTCCGTACTATGAAGCTAACTGGCATCACCGAGAGATTGCCCGTCATTTAGAAATGGTTGAGAGAGGAGAGATCACGAGACTAATGATCTTTATGCCTCCACGACATGGAAAGTCAGAACTAGCCTCAAAGCTTTTTCCTGCTTGGTATATTGGGAAAAACCCTTCAAGTAAGATTATGGTTGCTTCTTACTCAAGCACTCTAGCTTCACATTTTGGGTATGAGGTCAGAAACCTTGTTCGTGAAGAGAAATACAAGCAAGTATTTAACACGCAACTTAAAGAAGACTCGCAAGCTAAAGCTATGTGGAGGACGACCGCTGGGGGTATTTATCTTTCTGATGGTGTTGGGGGGAGTTTTACGGGGCATGGTTCAGATATCCTGCTAATTGATGATCCAGTAAAGAATAGGGAGGAAGCAAACTCGAAAACGGTCCAAGAAAAGAATTATAGTTGGTATACGTCCACTGCTCGCACACGTCTTTCTGAACGTGGTGCCATAGTCCTGATTACCACTCGTTGGAGTGACGCAGATCTTGCTGGAATGATTTTAAAAAACAATCCCGATAAATGGACGATCCTTTCTTTTCCTGCCATTGCGACTGAAGATGAGAAATTTCGTATGGAAGGTGAGGCTTTATGGCCTCAGAAGTTTTCACTTGAAAACCTTTTAGAAACGAAATCAGAACTAGGAGCCGATTGGTCAGCACTCTATCAGCAAGACCCCATCGATGAAGAGTCTGCTCAGTTTAAACGCTCTATGTTTCGGTACTACGATAAAGACTCTCTTCCAGACCTTAAAAATATGTGGATCGTTACGGGGGTAGATCCAGCTATCTCAAAGAAAGAAACGGCTGATTATTCAGCTGTTATTACTCTAGGCGTCACCCGTTCAATGGCCGATAGGAACATTATCGGAAGAATTTACGTTCTTGACTACGTAAACCGCAGAATGAACCCATCAGAGCTAATTGATGAGATCTTTCTTCAAAAAACAAAGTGGGACACCGATGTTTTCGCTATTGAGACAGTGGCTTATCAAGCTGCGCTTGTTCACTTCCTTCGTGACGCAATGCTGAGAAGACAGGTCATGCTTCGAGTGGAAGAGGTTAAATCGACCTTAGCCAAAGAAAAAAGAATTAATGGTTTAATCCCATACTACCAGAACAACGTAGTCGAGCACGCTCCATGGATGACCGACCTTGAAGAACAGCTGCTCCGATTTCCTGTTGGGGCGCACGATGATCTAATAGACAGTTTCGGTCATTGTCTTCCTTTCATGATTCCTCCATCCCCAAAAAAACCACATCAAGAAAGAGGCAGAACAACACAACAAGTCTTGCGACAAGAAGAAAGCATTGCCTATCAACCAATTGATTTGACTTCTTTTTAATCAAAGGTATTTTTTATTTGTCATTTTTTTTATGGAAGAACTCGGAAAAAATCTCCCAAAAATAGACAAGGGGTTAAAGATGCAAGAACAAGATGTTTTAGGGCAATCAGAGCAGCCACAATCTTACAATGTTCCTCCTCCTATCGCTATTACTCAGAACAATGGACGTAGCTGATTACCAAGAACGACTTAATCAAGGCTTCGAGGTGGCGAAGGTTCAAGTATGGCTTGTTAAACCCTCTCAGGTTTTAAATGATCAAGAAGTTCTAAAAGCTGGGTGTAAAACGGTGGCGGAGTATATTGGAATGCTTGAAAAGGAAGGTCTAAAATCGATGGGCAAAAGAATACGTGGTGGATACACTGACCTACCGCTTGTTTCTTTTGGTAAGATAGAGGGTGGACAAAAGTCTCTCTTTGCGGTAATGAACGAAGTTCCAGATAATCTAAAAGTAACATATCAAGGTATTGAGTGATTATATTTCTCTTAGCGACCCCAACCTTACGGCTGAGGGTGTTCAGAGTGTCTGGAGTAATCGTAGGAGCAGAATGAAGCAGAGAAGAATGTACTACGAAACATTATGGAGAAGCGCACTCACCAATTTTTATATTGGTATCTTCCCTGACTCCGCTGTTGGTGCAAAGCCGCTTTATAATCCAATCTACGAGCAGTACGACATGTCTCTGTACTCGAAAGATGGGTTTCGATTCCTTCGTATGAGGCTGCCCATGATGCACTCTATTGTCATTCGTAAGATGGCAGCAGAGATGCCAAACAGGCCAAAGGTGAACTTTGTGGCTATGGGAGATAACGATCCAGCAAAAGCCGTTGCTTTCAAGCATTGGTTTGCCCAGTTTTTGTACGACATGGACGCTGATCAAGAGGATTTTGAAACGTTTTTATGGAAAGACATACTGGGCACCGCGGCAGTTATGGTCATCACGAAAGAATATGATGTGACAGTAAAGGATGAAAACGGGACAAGAGAAACACGAACGAAAAAGAGAACGGAATATAAGAGTATCGACCTGAGACGATTATGGCTTGATGAGCACTGCCAAAAATCTAACTTGGAAGACTGTAATTACTGTCAAATTGATGAGTATTTATCGAAAGATGAAGCCCTTCAGGTGTATTCAAATAAAGAGAAGTATAATCAAGAAGTTTTAAGTAAGGCGGTAGAAATTACCATGGAAACAGACGATGGTGATACTAACTATGGTGATCTTTTCGGTCTTCAAGAGGTTCAATTTGTGCGAGTCACACATTGTTTTGATAAAATTCACGACTGTTATCATGTTTTGATTAATGATCTTGTCATAAATACGGATCTTCAAAACCCAATCCCAAGAATGGCAAAGGCAACAGGTAAGGATCTGCCCATAGCTTTAGCGGTTGACTTCAAGATGCCTGGATCGCCGTATGGGTACTCCTCAGCTCATGTGTCTGCTATTTTCTTCCGAATTAAAAACCTCATTCGACAAATCTTATTTGAGGTAACAGAAAAACAAGCAAAACCTCTTTTGGCTGTTGATCCTTTATCGGGGTTCGACGAAGAGACTTTTGAGTGGGGTCAAGAATTCATGAGGATTAAACCAGGTGACGTGTCGCCTATTCAAATTAATTTTGATACGAATACATTGTACAACATGGATAAAACCACGGATAACGATGTTATTAGTGCCACTGGTATCAATTTTAACGATACAACAAATATGGACGCTGGTGAAACAGCACGAAAAACAATTATTAGAAGGGAGAGCCAAAATGCAATCGTGGAAATGGGGATGAATTACAATTCAAGTGTGTACTTTAAACGTCTCTACGAACTCTTAAAAGATGAAATTCTTTATCAGTGGCGAGATCAGATTGGTAAAAGCTTACGGGTGAGAACAAAGAATGTTCAAATTGGAAGGAATAAGAAGGGTGAATTGGTAGAAGATGACCAAGCTATAAATGGATTTAGGTACTTTGATTTAAAAAGGAATGATCTAGCCGAGGATTATGAGCTGTATCTTGAGCTTGCAAACATGGCTTCGAGCAAAGAACTTGAAAAGGCTATTGTCGCCGAGCAGCTTCAAGCTATTGCGCCCTTCCTTCAAACTTTTGATGCGCAGGGTCTTGCGACATACCTCAAAGATACCTTTGTTATGCCTGATTCGGTTCTTCCTCAATCAAAAGAGTCATCACAGTCCCCAGAAGAAATAGCAAAAGAAAACATTCCACCTGAATTCCTGCCTCAGCTCGAACAGCAAAAACTTTCCGAAATGGCACCAGTCCCTAATCAACCGCCAAATGCTCCAATGGTTTAAAAAAATGAAGGAAGCATCAGTTCTTTTGAGGCTCCTTGAAAATAACAAATATTTTTTCAACGAAAAAGAGTTAACAATAGAAGATAAAAAGAATCTGTCAAACCTTTATGTTGATCCAAAATTCAAATCTCTTTTGAAATTGTGGGGTTTGCAAGTATCCTTGATTCGTGAAGAAGCTCTAACAGAGAAATCTGGGGTAGCAGAGATAAAGACTTATCTTTGGACAAAAAAGCTTTTTACACTCCTTCAGTCAACTGTTTATCATTATCATAAACACTATGCCAACCCGCAAAAATGGCAAACCAGCTCCATTGAAAGTCTTGTCGAAGACCTCCAAGCCCTCCAAACAATTGCGAAGGCCGAATCCTCCGAAGGCGGTATCTAAAGGGGGGAATACGGGTAGGACAAGAGCGGTAAATAATACTGCTCAGATGACAGATGTGTACGGGGTTAGAGCACCTAAGAAGCAAAAATAAGCACCTTTAAACATCCATACGGCTAGAGAAGTGTCTTTTTATAAAGATACTTCGGACTTTCCTAGCCGTAAGTTCGCAGTATCTTGATATAAGGACACAATTCGTGTTCTTTTTTTGTTATTTTCCATATCGTATGTCACAAACGACCCCTGCTGATGATCAACTTGATCCAGTAAGTCCCGCTCCTGATGTTACTGACGTAACCCCTGAGGAACCAATAGAAGACCAAAAGGAACCAGAAAATCTGGATGCCCCTGCTCCATCTGAGGATGAGCAAGCAACCCTTAAAAAAAGATTATCTGGTGCTCTGCAGGAGAATGAAAAGAAAGGTGAGGAACTTCGCAAGGCTCTTCGTATCCAGGCGGAAATGGTTAGGGAAAGTCCCAACTATATCCATCGCATTGCTCAGGAAGACCCGTCTATGGCTAATAAAGTCATTCAGGAGGTCTGGGGCAATGAGGGCATAAGGTCGTATAAACAACTTCAGGAGCATATTAAGCTTCAAGAGGTAAAAGATACAGACCCAGAGGCCTACGAAACGAAAAAAGAGTTACTCGAAGTAAAGTCTAAACTCGAAGCCAAAGAGCAGAGAGAAAAGACTCGCCTACAGAAACGGTTTCTGAAAGAAAAGGGGTTCTCTGATAATTCATACGATCCCACTTACCAGAAATTGGAAGAAGCTCTTTCATTCCTGAATCCTAAAGTTGTTCAAGACGATTATGAGGAAGCTTTGAAGCTCGCCTGGAATATCGTCACTAATGACTCACCTATTCAACCACCTTCTCCAAAGCCTTCGTTCTCGGCTGGTGGAGGGGTGCCTGCAACGCCACCTATTAATCCTTCTAACGGTAAAAGCGAGTTTAGTTGGGCATATGACATGTGGAAAAAACAGAAATAATTATTCTGTAATCCATTTTATATGTCAGGTATACGAGTTGTTCAGGAGCCTAATCCATACAACTACCAGTCTTGCATTCTTGCAAACTCGGCTCATCTTGATCCAGATGACCCTGTTTACATCGATTCAAGCGGGTTTTTGAATAAGGCTACCACGAGTTCTAAGGTTCAAGGCTATTACGTAGGGGCTTCTGTTACTGCTACTTCTGATAACCAGACAGTGGCTCTTCAAGAAGGAACCTACCAGCCAGTCATGGCAGGAGGTGGAACGGTGTTTGAGGGAACAGCAGATCAGGCATGCACTCAAACAGATATTGGTGCGTACGCAGATTTTGCCATCAACACCAACGCCTTCACGATCAATCTCGCAGCAGGTGCAAGTGGTCAGGTGGAAATTATTGATTTCGACCCGAATAACGATGGGACAACCACCCTCGTTCGGTTTGTGATTGCCGAACCTCAAGCTCTTGCTTTTGCTCAGGCTTAATTTCTATTCTTTAAAACTTATTTATGGCAGGTCCAGCTTCTACAATGAGTTTGTCACAGGTTGTTGATCCAGCGTTGATTAAAATGTTCGACGAATCACGGGATCAACTTGCGACAGAAGCTCAATATACAATGTTCCCTTTTACGGAACGACAAATTGAGGCGGAAAACGAAAAGATTTCCCGTCTCTCTGGTTATGGTCTTGGTGGATTGACCGTTGAAGGTCAGCTTTACCAGGTCACAACTAAAGTTCAAGGGTTTGAAAAGACGCTTGTTCTTCGTAAATACACCCAAAACGCTCCATTTACAGAGGAACTTGACTACTTCCTCAAGAAGCGGTCATCCATGGGGGTTCTCCAAGTTTCATCCATGATGACGGGTATGGCTAGCTCTCTCGTCCAAAACTGGGATACTGATTGGGCTAAGATGTTCTATCTTGGTTTCGGTACAACCTTTATTACTGGTGGTGATGGTTTGTCGCTCATCAATGCGGCTCATCCTTCTGGTACGGCTGGTGCGCCAACACAAACCAATATTATCACTGTTGGGGCGACGGCAAACGTAGCACTGAACGCAACTTCTCTTCAGGCTGCTTGTGTTCAATTGGATCGTTTCAGAGACAACGCTAATACTTTGATGGTTCCAGGAAAAAACAAAGCTCTTATCACCTCTCGTCAAGGACTTGAGGGGGCATTCCGATTAAAGATTTCTGAATACGGCCCTGATACGGCAAACCTTGGCTTTGGGATCGTTTCTCCTACTATTTCTCAAGCGGTGGGGTACTCCATCAAGGTTTTCCCTCTCCATTACATGCCTGATGCCTTCCAAAACTACTGGTTCGTAGTTGATTTGGATCGAATGAAGCAGATGGTGTTCATGGCGTACATGTGGAAACCACGGGTTTCTGAAAAGATGGTTCAGTTGAACGGTATAGATAATATCCTGGCCTCTACAATCTTCGGCCCAAATCCTACTGATTGGAGATGGATTGTTGGATCAACAGGAGTTAACGCTGTTCCTTAATGAGTTAGGGGGGTAACTCCCCCTCTCTTTTATTTATTTTATTTAGAAAGTATGTCTTTAACCACAAACGGAACGACACTAGAAGCTCTTCCTGGTCAGGATATACGCCCAGTGCAAAAAAACAATTCTGGACTTATTACTGAAGTCAATTTGTATGGAGCCACCGCACCAGGTTCAGCTCTTACACAAGCAGATATTTTTGCTCACGGGTGTCTATGCCGATGGGTTGGATCAGGGAGTGGTAATAGTGCGCTATATGAAAACACAGGAACGGAGGCGGTGCCTTCATGGAACCTTATAGGCGCAGTGTCTCCTGGTGAAATTACCCTAGCGGAAGGGAATATCCTTATTGGTAATAACTCAGGAGTTGCCACGTCTTTAGATCTCGGAAATACGAATGCTGGTATCCCAATTGGGAATGGAACAACGGCGACGATTAATGCTTTGTCAGGGGATGTAACGATGACAAATGCGGGGGTTGTTACCGTTGCTAACGGTGCCATAACGAACGCTAAAGTTGCCGACTCTGCTGGTACTGGTACGCTCGCCGTTATGAAGTCAGCTCTGGTGGTCTATGACTTCGCAGTTGACGGTGGTGCTCAGGGTGCCATAGCCCTTACGGGTAGCCCAACTATCCCTGACAATGCCTTTGTCTGGTGTGATTCGTATGAAGTGCTCACTACTTGCACTTCTAATGGTGCTGATGCTGGTACGATCACCCTTGGATTTCCAACAGATGGTGATTTGTTTGCTGCAATTGCAATCAGTGACGCTTCTAATCCTTGGGACGCAGGTAACTTCGTTCAAGGGTTGGGCGCACTCGTGGTTGCTTCTCAAACACCTAAAAAACTCACAGGCGCAAGGACTTTCCAGATCACAGTTGCGGGAGGAAATGACCTTACGGCTGGAAAAATCGTCTTTCACGTCAATTATTGGGTTTCTCAATAAGCTGCTAGGCCTCACTCTTTTTGGGTGGGGCTTGTGGAGTTTATTACTAAATTTATTCTATGGTTATTGATATCCCAGGAGTACCGCAAGTTAATTGGAATGTTTTTGATGAGTATGAAATCAAGCTTATTAAGGCACTCCTCCAAAGGAATCAATATGAAAACCTAGCTGCCGCCATTAATGATATGAGTCCCGAAAAAGAGCGTGTTATTTCCGATATCCAGTCGGCTCTCAGGCCAAAGTCATTTGTGTTTGAGTCACGTGCTCAAAGGGAATTTGAAATTTGGCTAGCACAAAACAATGGTGAGATTACGCCCGAAATCGAAAGGGAATGGCAACAAAAGATAGATGCGGAAAGAAATGAATATCTTTCAATGATTTCTGGAAATAACGCCATCGAAAAAGTAGAAATAACGGCTCGTGGTGGATCTGGTAAAGAATCTACTGTTGTGTCAAATAACCTTTCCGATCTTGCCGATCTTCCAGAACCTTCGAGGAATAAGCTCAATGAAAAAGGTGTCTTCACCATTGAGGAATTCAAAAAGGTTTCTTATGAAGAAAAACAAAAAATTCTTGGGAATAAGGTTGCGTCACGATTTAAAGACTTTAATTAACTATGGAAACCCAAAGGGATATATTTCCAAAAGCCAACTCAAACCAGTCAAAGCCTGGGTACGCTCTGCCGATCTTTAATCAAGTAGGGGCTGTAAGAACACAGGCGAGCTTAACGGCGGGTTCTGATTTTACGATCCCGGCGGGTAATGCTGGTGATTCCGCTACTATTTCTCTCCCAATTGCGCCTATTTTGGGGGTTTTTGGTAGAACTGGATCTTTTGGTAATTCATCTTTTGCGTTCGGTGGAGCAGCGGCGACTACTTTTGATACGGAAGTGGCTTTTATAGCTGACCAAAACAATCAAGGGGGAGATGTTTCCAGTCTTTCCAATGGAGAATATATGGTTGACTACGAAACAGGCATGATTTACGGCAAAAAAGCCGATAACGGCACCACAGGAACGTGTACATACTATTATCTCGCTTAATATGAACATTCAAAGGGACATATTCCCGAAAAAAACCGCTACCTCACAGTCAAAACCAGACTATGCGCTGCCAACTTTTGACCAAAGAGCATCCGAGAAAACAACCTCAACTTTTACGGCTGGAACAGATTTTACGATTCCAGCGGGAGCGGCTGGAACAGAGGTGAAAATACTCCTTTCTACAGCTCCAATACTGGGTAATTTTGGGAGAACAGGTAATTTTGGTAATTCCTCTTTCGCATGGGGGGGCGCAGCAGCAACCACTTTTGATACAGAGGTAGCTTTTGTAGCTGATGCTAGCAATCGTGGCGGTGACGCTTCTGGTCTTGCAAATGGAGAGTACATGATTGACTACGAAGCTGGTGTGGTTTACGCAAAAAAGGCCGACGCAGGAACCACTGGGACATGTGCGTACACTTTCTTGTCTACTCTTGGAGGAGGCGGGGGTTCGGGAGATGTCGTTGGCCCTGCATCTTCTACAGACAACGCAGTAGCTCTTTTTGATGGAACCACTGGCAAGCTGCTACAAAACAGTCCCGTCATCGTTGATCCTTCTACGGGAGACACAACTGGACAAAGGGATATCACTGCTTCTCGAAATATCCTTGCGCAAGACGAACTTCAATCGGGTGTAGCTGGATCCGCAGCTGGTACGGTTCGCCTTGCCTCAGGTGATGACCCATTAGGGGGGATGACCCTTTCTGTGGGAACAACTGGTGCTACCCAGTCTCAATGGACACTTCCCGTGGCTGGTATTGGTGAAGGAACGGTTGTCGGGACGGGGGTGACTCAGACTCTGGAGAAGAAAACGCTCACAAGCCCTGTTATTGATACTCAAGTGACAGGATCGGCTGTATTAGACGATGACACGTTTGCTACCGCTTCCGCTACAACAGTTGCCACCTCCGAGTCTATTAAGGCTTATGTAGATTCGCTTGTGTATGCCGATGCCACGGTGGGGACTGGTGGTCAGTACGCAACTATTTCGGCAGCTTTAGCAGCCTCCAAGTCAAGACTATTAGTTGTTGGGAATGTTACTGAAAGTTCTGCTTGCGCTGTTCCTTCAAATGGATTGGTTATTTATGTGAACAAGGGAGTGAATCTTGATATGGGAGCAAACCAATTCACCTTTGCTGGGAACTATAATGCTACCGTCATTTTTCAAGCACCTTCATCTCGTTTAACGTGGGCTTTCACAGCGGCAACCAATACTCGTTTGTTCGCTACAGGAGCTAATACAGGGTCGATTGTCACCATATTAGGCCCTGGAACCCTGGATAACAATTCCACTCAATCTGGCTGTTATGTTCAGGATGTCAGCTCTATTGCCGTCTACGAAAACGTGTGGTATGAACCACCTAATGTGGCCAACTGTGGTATTTATCTTGGCAACTCTCAATCTAGAGCAACAAATATCTGGATCACCGCTCCTGGAACAACCGCAACAGATGTGTTTAGAACAGATGCTGGTATTGGAAGAAACATCCGTCTTAGTGGAACCTTTACCAACGCCAACGATGCCGTAACTGTTGGTGGTGATGCTGGGGTAATTGACGGTATAACCAATAATGGGAACGCAAAAATTGCTATCAGTGGTGGAAAGCTTCTGAATGTGGCGCAAGATGGAGGAACTTTGAATATCGATGTCGATAGCTCCGACCAGTCGCAAATTGTTAATCTCTTCCACACCGCAGGAACTCTAGCCATCGCAAGTGGATCAAATGATAATAGGTTTGTGAACTGTGAAATTGCCGCTATTTCATTCGGGGCTACTTCGGCCATCGGCCAATTCACTAATTGTGAGATTGGTGGAACTATTACAGTGGCTTCTTCTGGTTCGCAATTCACGGCCACGGCTTTCTCGGGAGCCACCACCTTCTCTGGTGATGGAAATATAGCCAATGGTTGTACCTTCTCCTCAACCCTCACGATTAGTGATGGATCTGATGGGAATATCATTAATGGAATCTTTAACGGAAATGTCTCTATTACAGGTGATCAAAACAGAATCAGCGGCAGACTTGGCACTTCTGTTACCTGTACACTCAACTCTGGTGCTGAGTACAACAATATTGATGTGACCATCGATCAAGCTGTAACCGATAGCTCTGGAAACGCTACGAACGCTATTTCTGAACTTGTTTATTAATTTTCTATGGCTTCAAAACTTCAAAAAAACCTTAACCTTGACGATGCTTCTGTGTCCATTGTAGACACCTCTGACCAAACAAAGGCTCTTCGGTTTGAGTGTTCTGGTATCGCTCCTGCAACTACGAGAACGCTCACAGTTCCAGACGCTAGCGGAACCATCGCTCTCACCTCTGATATCGGGGGTGGGACTCCAAGGTTTCATTTTTCAACTCTTTTTGAGGATATAGCTCGATTTAATTCTGTGGTGGCTGGATCGGGGACAAATACTTTTGGGATTTATGGGAATGCTCAGACCTCAAGCGCAACAATCAATAATGCGGCGACTGTGGCGGCGTTGGTGGGAATAAATGATACGGATAATTCAATCTATGTTCGCAACCCCAGTGTTACTTTTGGGTGTGAGGTTACTAATGCTGCATCTGGTGGGGGTCAATTTATCCTTTTAGGCGGAGTAGTTACGTTTAATGGCTCGGGATTTTCAGGAACAGGGAGGGATTGGTTTGGGTTTAGGGTTGTTTATACAGCTGGAACCCCTGTTTTGTACGCCACAAATGGCAACAACGGAACCGAAACCCAAACTGATGTGACCTCTGGAATTACTCTTACGAATTTTAATGAATTCTCGGCAGTAATGACTACGGGAACGGATATCAAATTTTATATCAATGGGACTTTGGTGGCCACCCACACGACAAATCTCCCTTCAGCTACAGATGACAGTGCTTACTTCCAAACAGGGGTTTCTAATACAGGAACTGCTGATGAAGTGGCAATCAGGGTTGGTTATGCAGATTACTCACGAGACATTCTTTAATCCTTTTTATGGAAATCACTACACCCCGTTGGAAGTGCATGGATTGCAATTATACCCAGGACTTTGAGTCATCCACTTGTCATTGTGGAAGAGAGCTAATACAGGTGGAAGGGAAAAATATTGACTGGAACTCACCAGAAAAGAAAGCCGAAACAAAGGAGTCTTTGTTGAATAGCGACCCTGTAAAAATCTATACAGGTTTTAAAGAAATCCGCCTCGAAACAGAGGAAGAGATGCTTAAAAGAGGTGGAGAAACCCCTGTTCAAAGGGAATTCCCTATCTATCGGACAGAAACAAAAGAAGAAAGAGACATTCGCATAGCTTCTGAAATCACTAAACTGAACCTCTAAACAGTAAAATGGCTACCTCGTATTTTAGTTCAAACATGACTTTCGGGAATCTTCAGAACTTAGTTCTGCGGGAACTTAAAGAGCCTGAAAATACGGGTAGCGAGGCGTGCCCTATTGAGCTGGTAAAAGATAAGCTCAATGAGGTTTATGCGGATGTTTTTAACGACATGAGAATCAAACCAAGCGCAAGAGAAGAAAGCGTTTCTTTTAATGTTGTTCCTGATGACTCTCTAGCGGCGGACGCAAGTGCTGGGGCGACGTCTCTGGTCTTGACGGACAGCTCTAATTTTCGCTCGAGTGGCAGGATTCTCTTACAAAGTGAAATAATAGATTATTCAGCAAATGATACAGGTACAAACACATTAACAGTCTCCCCCCTTCAAATAGACCATGATGCTGGTGAGGTGGTTCAGCAAATGTACCCTTTTTCTATCGGAACAAATTTCGATACGCAAATGATCCAGTATCTTTCTGTCAATGGTATTCCGTATATACCAATGGATTTTGACAGAATCCTTTCGATTACTTATTACACACCGTTTATTTATTCTGTTTATCAAGATTACTTTGTATTTGCGCGAGGAGTTGGATCTGATTCTGGCGGTGTTGTTGGTCAAGGTCTTTTGCTCTACACACAAACCGTTACTCCAATGTCGGCAGATGCAGATACACCAACGCTTGTTCCAAACCGTTTTAGAATTCCTCTTTTAGTATATGGAGCAGCAATGAGAATCGCTGCCTCAGATGCTTTTAGGACTTCTTGGGATTGGTGGGATCGCCAATACAATACAGCCCTTTCTCAGTATATCGCCCTTAAAAACACTAGGGTGAGGGATCGAAATAATAGGACTCGTCCAACTCTCTATAACAGATTTTTGTAATGCAAAAAGGTCTTCGACCCTACAATCTCAAATTTTTTGACGGCACACAAAATTATGATGAAAATAATTCCGTGCCTGTCAATAAGCTATACCGCACGAGAAATATTCGGTTCAACGCTCGGGTTATTACCTCCAAGCCTGGATATCAACCAGTTGGAGACTTGCTCACAGGCGGCACAAGTGGGCAAGCACTTAACCAGCTTTCATTAACGTCTGCTGGTGTCACAACAAATACCCTTGTAGGAATATACAATTCAACATTGCGAACTTTCGATGAGGGAACTCAGACATGGAATTCAGTAGTGACGACATGGCCTAACGTAGCGGATACATTCACGGACAGTATTCAATACTATCAATCGCTTTATTTTGTCAACCCTCTCACTTCTGGGAGCACGGGAGGTATAGGGAAATTTGATGGGTCAAGCTTTAGCGTTGTTTCTGGCAGTCCGAATGGGATTGCTATTGAATCATGGGCAGAAAGAATTTGGATTCTTGATCCAAATTTACCCGTCGTCAGGGGGTCAAGAGCGGCCACAGCTGCAAATCCAACTTATGTAGAGGACTGGGCAACTGGTACTATTCAAGAGCTTATAGGGAAACAGGGATTGTGTACCGCTATAAGGGTATTAGACAATCAATTATTCGTCTGGAAGGCAGATTCGATTTACACCAATACGATTGACCGACTAGCAGGGGGTGCGTCTTCATTTTATGAGCTTTCAAGAACTGGAGGGGCCGTCAATCAAAAAAGCACTATACGGGTAGAAAACGATATCTGGTTTCTTACCCCTAATAACGAAATTCGGTCACTTGGGATCGAGCGGAATTTTCAATCGGCTAACCAGAGGACTCGTGAATTAAGTAGTGTTATTAGGAGATATATGGATCAACTGGATCCAGTCCAAGATGATCCTGTTATGACGTATAACAACAGGCTGCTAAAACTACATTTAAAAACTCGGGGGTCTGCTGTAAATAATTTTACCGTTTGTTTCGACTATGACACGGGTGGATTTACAATTGATCAAGGACAGGCGGTACATGTAGCTGGAACCTTCGATAACAAGGTTTTTTATTGGGAAACAAACACGGGGCAACTGTATCAGGATGAGATAGGCAATTCGGCTGGTGGCCTAAGTTTTTTATCTCAAGCTGATACCCCCTTCATCGATGATAATCGACCCGACACCTCCAAGAGGGCAAGATATATTTTTTGGAGAGGGAAACAGTCCTACAACCAAGAATTAACTATCAAGCTTTATAGGGACGGCGACTATAATCTCTACTCGAGCTACAATATTCCCTCCCCTGCTGATGATGGAGTAAGTCCTATTGGATCCGATTCACAAGGCGAGTGGGGAAATGCGGTATGGGGTGGAGAGGTTTGGGGTGGAGATGGACAAAGTGGTACTGATATTATCCTTTATCAGCGAGAAAAACTCATTTCTGTTGATAGAAGATCAAATATGTTTGCCTTGGGGACTGAGGCTCAAATCAACGGAGGAAAGGTTCAAACGGAGCAGCTTTTATTAAAAGTTATAGATGATAATGAAAATTATCGTCGTTCTAATCAATAAACTATGCAATACCCACAAACAGCCTACAATGATTCTCTTCAGTCTGGCATCACAGCTGTTGCTCTCGAAATGACTGTAACGACTGCTGCTCCCACAAGAACGGAAGGAATTTTGACGATAGGAAGAGTCGAAGGGAACCGAGAAGATGTTTTTTTTGATGGTTTAGCTGGAAATGTCATTACTCTGACTTTGAGAGGGCTTTCACAGACGGCTCTTACGCCTACAGAGGTAGCTGGGAATAAAAAAGTCCACGTTGCCAACGAAGGAGTTGAGATGACCACTCATCATAACTACGCCACAAACTTCGCTCGGTTAGATGAGGACAACACTTTTAGTGCCAATAATACCTTTTCAAATGCACCAAGGACACCCGGCTTAAAAGATTCCAGCGGTAATGAAACCATTGACACACCTGCTACCGCCTCAGCGGTGAATCAATTAAAAGTCACCAACTCCGCCACTACTGACCCTGTTTTATTGGGTGTCGCTGGGGATGACACTGATATAGATTTAGAACTACAAGCTAAAGGAGCTGGGATTGTGATTGTCCCTGACGGAGCGCAGACAAAAACCGATGCACCCCCAGTGAACGACAAAGATTTGGTGAATAAAAAATACGTCGATGACTCAGCGAGCTTCACGCCCGCCCAATTCCAAACAGGGGCGGCAATTTATGGAGCCTCCTCTACGGGGAATGATACCTATGTAGTCACTCTAACTCCTGCTATCACGGGGTATACAGACGGAATGACGCTAAGAATTAAACCTGATACCGCCAACACCGGTGCTGCAACGCTAAATGTTGATGGACAAGGTGCGGTAGCGATTCAAAAAGGGGTATTAGGGGCTTTCACGGCTCTCGAAACAAATGATATTGCCGCAAACGGAATATTCGAGGTGACGTACAACTCCACAGGGCCAATATGGGAGCTTAAAAACCCAGCCTCTGCGATGAGCGCTGTGGCAGCGTCAACTGTTTCTGGGGGGTCTTCTAGTAATGCCGACACATACCATACTCATTCTTTTGTTAAGAAAATTGTAAATGTGAGAACCCCCGTGACAGCAACTGCTGCCACCGAAACAACATTATTATCTACTACTGTAGCAGGTGGTACGTTGGGAACTTCTGGGTCTCTTGATGTGCAATTGAATATTTCCGATTGTGATATTGGGAATGGTGCCACCCTTACCCTTCGGTTTAAATATGGTGGTACAACTTTCATTACTCAAACAGGGGTCAACTCGACAGGTGCAGATATTGCCGATATGGGAGGAGTTATTATTTTTAGGCTTTACGCCGATAACTCAACAGGTAATCAAACAGCCTTCGCTAGTACTAAGATGGCCGAGAAAGACATTATTACAGGCCCAGCTGTAAATGCTAATATTGATCAATTAAGCCTTGTTGACTCAGTTGGATCGACGGCTGTTGATTCAACAACAAATCAGACCCTGGAAATTACCGCCCAATGGAGTTCAGCAGCTGGAACGCAGACTATTACGATGCACTCGGCAACAGTAATATCAATACCATAATTTATTTTAATGGCTACCGAACAATTTTTACAAAACAAAGCAAAGAGGGCTACTGAGAAAGCTTCGGCAGCTCTTGCTTCTGGCAATTCTACTGAGACGAAAAGGCTCCAAGGTATTGCTAATACTGCTAGTAGTGCTGTGGGGAGTGCCACGCAGGTGAATAAGCCTTTAAACGATCTTCCAGGGACTACTCCAACAGGATCAAGTTCGTCTACTGGAAAATACTACAACCCTTATGGAGAAGGAGATTCCAGGAGATTGGCTTTTGAACAGGGTCAAATAGGGTCACCAAACAGAACTCTAGAGGACGCAGTTGAATTTTATCGTCAGCAAGACGCCCAGACTCCACCACTACCAGCCGCACCCACGGCCATAACTGCTCCCACGTCTCCTGGGATGGTTTCGGCTTTGAATGCCGATCAACAAAAAAACCTCGATCAGTGGTACAAGCAAAGAGACACTTCAATGACAGCTGTTACTGATCTACAGAATAAAGCGGCAAACGCTCCTGATGAATCAATGCGTCAATTGTATCTCCAACAAGCCTCAAGTGCTCAAAAGTTGGTTGATCAATACAATACCTCCATCCAGAACTACCAGAAAATGAAGATGCAGGAGGAGGAAACAGCTGTAAAACAAATGGAGAAGGGTTCAACAGTTCAAGAGGGTGATATAACAAGTGCTGATATTGAAGCTGCTAAGGCTCAAGAGCAAGATGACTTAATGAAGGCTGATGCCCTCAAAAATGCCTCTCTTTTTTCTGAAGTAGAAGCGCGGCAGTCGTTGACGCAACTGGCTGATGAAACCTATAGCAGGCAACAAGAGGTTTATAATGCCGCACAAGAATTATATCAGCGGACTCTTAATCAAAGAAATGCGTCTTTGGCGGCCACGGCAGATGTACAGCGGAGAGATGCAGAAATAGAGTACCAGTCAAGCAAGTTTGAATTAGAGCAGCAAAGAAGGCGGTCTGAAAAGGCATATAATGATCAATTAACAGAACAGAAGCTCAATAATATGAGTAGGCAGCTTCAAAAAGAAAGTATGGTTGCCGCTTTGGGGGGTTTTGGATCTTTGTGGGCAAACAAAGAAATCGAAAACACTATTTTAGAAAATGAACGCATTATGAACGATATCGTCTTCGAGAAAGACGACGCAGATCGTGAGACCTCTTTTAGAATTACTCAGCTCAACGATGCGTATCAGCAGGATTTATATCGTATTGAAGTCAACAAAGAGAATGCTATTCAGGAGAATTACACGGAATACCTTGGTTACGTGCAAGATCTAACAGAAAAGCGATCCTTATCAGCAACTGAAAGGCAAGAGGCTATTACTACTGCTACTAATGAATACAAAAGAAATGTTTCTCAAATCAACCAGCAATCTTTTGAGCTTAAATATAGTATTTCTCAGGCCGCAAGAGAGTATGCTGATGGATTAAAGGAGCAAATTAGAGCGCAGGTCAAAGAAAAGAAAGCAGAAGCTAAGGAGAACCTTCAAACTGCCGTTGAATTGCTTACCTCAAGCCCAGAATCCCTTCTTTCTACAGATGTAAAAAAACTGGCAGAACTCGAAGCTGCTGCTGGAATGCCTGTAGGAATGACTGCAAGGGCGGTAAGCGCAATTAAAGAAGAGTTGAAGAAGGCGAATGTGAGTATTGAGCAGTTCTCCGATGGAGAAGATGTGGTTTATGTGTCTGTAGACCGTTCAGACCCCGCAAATCCTGTTATTAAGGAAGTGGGAAGACTAGACGGACTTGGATCGCTCTCTTCTACACTGGCACTTAAAGAACGAGAGGCTCAATTAGAAGGTGGAGTGATGGGGCCTGGAACAAGCCAAGTAGCACAGTTCTCGAGCGTATTTATGGGAAGCCCTTTAAATGCAGATGGAGTTGATTTTGCCGGACAAAAAGGATCTCCAATCACATCGTCCACTTCTGGAACGGTTGTTTTTGCTGGAAACGCTGGTGGGTGGGGGAATCAGGTAAGAATTGAAGACGACGCAGGGAATATCCACCAATTCAGCCATTTAGATTCAATCGCCGTTAAACAAGGCCAAAGAGTGACTATGGGGGTTTATTTAGGAGGGATGGGTAATACTGGGAATGTGTTAAAGTCAGATGGTACTAAGCCAACCCCTGAAGAGTTAGCTCAGGGAAGAGGGACTCATTTAGACTATACGGTTTATAAGCCTGATGGGTCTAAATACACCGTAGAAGAAGCGGCGAGATTTGCTGGGTATGCACCAGCAGAAACTGAAGCTTCTTCTATTGCCGCTGGAATAATGGAAGGCGTTTCTAACCTCACTCTTAAAGATATTCCACAAAAGATTCGTGCTGATGTTGACGCTGAATTATCTCGTCTGAAAGCACCAATTTTAGAAAGGTTTAATGAGAGAATAGCACAGGGTCTTCCTCCAGACGCCGAGGACGTCCAAGCCCTAATGAGAGCGTCAGCTGGTGGGAAGCCACCAAGTGAAGCTGAAAAAACAAAGCTTGGAAAAATTAGCATTGTTGTAGATCAAGTGGGGCAATTAAACAATGTGCTAAATTCTGGAAGTAAAACCATTACCGATCAATCGGGGAATAAGATTGATATCTCCCCCATCACAGGGTTTATTAAATCAATTAATCCTTGGAGTAATGAAGGCCAGATTGCTAAAGCTATCACCCAATCAACGATTGCAAATCTTGCCCGAGGGGTTTTTGGTGAGGTTGGGGTTTTAACTGATCATGATATTGCTCTTTACACTCAGACGTTACCAAATTTGTCACAGCCAGAAGATATAAGGAAATCTATTACCGCCCTAACTCTCAGAACCTTACGAAACACACTGGAGTCCACTCTTATGGATGTTGCTGCTACTGGTGGGGATGTGAGTGGGTATGTGGCGAGATACAAACAGCTTGATAATAGAATTAAGTCTATTGAAGATGAATTAGCCGCTAAAATAAGCGGTACAAGCAGTGTTGAACAAGAAGATTTAGATTTCTATAATTCTCTTTAATGGCTATTACCAAGAATTTATCGGAAAAGGATAAAAAGTTTCTGAAGGGACTTAAAGACAAGGGTGTCCCTGCTGAAGAAGCCCTAAAAAGACTACAGGCAGTAAAAAATACCCCTGTTTCAGAGGAGCCTGGTTTCTTTTCAAAAGCTGCAGGTGTGGTTAAAAATCTCCCTTCGTATGCAGCTCAGACCGTAACGCAACCGCTGGAGCAGTTTACAAGAACGCTTCAAACGGCTTTCCCACGAAAAATTGATGAAAGTACGAGAAAAACAGCTTTAGAAAAAGGGTATATCAAAGAAGGTGGTGTAACTCTTCCCTTCCAGGATGTTCCTATTTTTACCGATAAAGCAAATACCCCTTATTCCTCTCTTAAAGAAATGGGTTTTGGATATGGTGAGGCGGGATTGAATTTGTTATCTCTCGCTACCCTTGGTGGATCTAAGGCTTTTATGGAGGGGGGGAAACAACTTTTAAAAGGGTCTTTGAAGACTCAGGCGGGAAGACAATTTTTAAAAGAAGGGACAAAAAACGTGGCCAAAGGTCTAGCAACCGATACGGCAATAGCGGCGGGTTTTGGTGCCACTTCTGAAGGTCAGCGAGAGGGGTCTACTTTTGGGAGTATTGTTAAGAGCGGGCTTGAAACAGCTCCTGCTGGACTCTTGCCAGTGGGGCTGGTTGGGGGCTACAAGGGAACCAAAGCTCTTTTAGGCAAAACCAAGAGTGCGTATGGGAACAGGATTGTAAGAGGTATATCAAAAGAGGTTGACGATTTCCTAAAGCCGATTTCCCGATCAAAGGCTGCGGAAAAACTTAAAGAAAAAGGCACCGACGTGAAGAAATACATGAAAGATCCTGATGTTTATAAGGGATTAAAGGTTGATAATGGATTTGTTAATCCCGATGAGGCTATTTCGGTTTTGAGAAAAAGAATTGAGCCAGCTTTGGATACTTCCTTTAAAATGATCGATGAAAGCGAGAGGTTGTTGCCAAAAATGAAAAAGAGCGTTCTTGAGAAAAATACTATAGAAGCCATAAAAAGGCAGGGGCTTACCCTTGCAGATGAAGCGGAATTTATTAAAAAAGTAGAAAAACAGCTGAAGCCCTATGCTGATGAACTATCGACTAAGGAAATAGACGAGTTTAGGAGACGGGTTCGCAAAGGTTCAAGTAGAGCTAAGGCAACCATGAAGGACAGGAATCACTATGACGCTCTATACGAAGCTTCTGTTAAGACATTGTTTGACGCAATGGATAATTTGCCAGCATCTTCGGGTAAAAAGGAATTTGCTAATCTTCGCCAGTACATTAAGGAGATGATCGATGTTGAGAACTTTTTGCACAATAAAATAAGGGGGCAAAAAGTAAAGGGTGGCCAGCTTGGGAAGTATGTAGGGAGACTTACAGGAGCTGTGGCTGGTTCGCCTGGAGGATTTTTTGGGAGCGTACTTGGATCTGAAGCTGGTGCGTTGGTTTCAGATATCATTATGAACAACCAGCTTGGCAGTGCTTTTAAAATGCGGTTCATTCAAAATATTACCGACGATCCAGTTGTTTTAAAGGAGGCTCAAAGAATGCTGGGGGAAATGAGAATGTCAACCCCAATAGCTCTCCCCGCTCCAAATGCGCCAATACAGGGCGTTCGTGGTAGCTCAACCTTCAATCCATCAATTCAACCTCTGCCTTCACAATCTGCATCTACCGTTGAAGCTCGTGAGATGGCACTTTTCCCAGCGCAGCAAAAAATGAGAGAAGTGTTAAGTAACATAAAAAATCAACCGCAAGCTCTCCCAGCTCCAAGTATCAAAACGGAGGTAAATACCCCCATTATTCCTGATGTTATTACTCCTCCTCCGCCAAGATCATTTACAAGAAGAGGGATCGAGGAGGTAACGGGTGTTCCAATGACTTTGGATATGACAATACCAGAATCTCTTACAAAACCAAGGCCAGGTAAAAAGGTTTTATTTGATGATGTAGTGAAGCAAAGGGGAAAGTATAGAATGACCGACCTTGATGTTTTTAAGAGTTTAACAGAATCCGAAAGCGTCATTTTAGGGGACATACTTGGAGAAATGGATGTTTCACAAGCTGGTAAAAGAATTTTTGGGGAAGACGGCGTTACTGGTGTGGGTTCCACCTTTCCTGATTGGGTGCCTCAAGACTTGAGGAGTAAAAAACTTTTTAATGAGGTGGTAGAGATTATTTTTGGGGAAAGGAAAGCAAAGACAAAAAAACAAAAAGAGCTTTTAGAGGTTATTTATGAGGAAATACAAAAAAGAGATCCAGGTGTGCAGAGGACAATAAATCCACCTGAAGAGGGTCTTCCTTTCTAATCCCTACTCAAGTGATACATAAGCATCCCAACTCCTAACGCAGCTATAATCGTCTGCGGCAAAAGAAGCATTAAGCCGATAGCCCCAAGACCCAGAAGAATAACAAAAAGATTGAAAAGAAGATCCATAAATAAAATTATTAGAAAACATATTATCATATTTATGTCAACAGTGTCAATATGAACAAATTTCTTGAAAATATGCGCGTTGGGCTTTCTCTATTGGACAAGTCTAGCGAAATCCACTCCCATTTCGCTACCTCAAATCCTCAGAAACAAGAAAGAAAGCCTCCTGAGAAACTATTAGACATGGAAAGCACCAAAAAACTTGTTTAATTTTTTATTTTTCTATGAAAAAACTCAACATCGCTAAAGCTATTAAGAAACCAGGCGCACTCCGTAAAGCTCTAGGCGCAAAGCCTGGAAAGCTCATCCCTAAAGCTAAAATCGCTGCTGCCGCAAAGAAAGGCGGCAAACGCTGCTAAATATCGGAGGGGCACATCCCCTTTTTTCCTTCATTTACATCATGAACAAACCACAAAATATCATCGTCCATCACACTCTCGTGTCACGGGAGAAAAACCCAAATCAATTTGAAGCGGTAAACGATTATCATATCCGTAAAGGATGGGGAAAGATCGGCTATCATTACTTGATCGAGGCCGATGGAACGATAAAAAAAGGGAGAGAAGAAACCGAGGAAGGAGCACACACAAAAGAAGAAAGGATGAACTACCGGAGTATTGGTATTTGTCTGACGGGAAACTTCGATGAAGAGGAACCAACGCTCGAACAATGTAAAGCCCTCCACTCTCTTATCACCCAAACACAGAATAAATATTCCATCCCCGACTCACGTATTTACCCTCACAGGCACTTTACTACGTATAAGAGCTGCTGGGGCAATAAATTACCTAACGACGTGCTGGGATACCTAAGAATGCGAATAAAGGGAAATGATGAATTGGAACCATGGCAAAAAGAACTCTTCGTATGGGCTTCTGAAGACATCAAAGACATGAAAAAACTCATGGATGGGAACATCTGGTCAATCTTGGCCCTCGTTAAAAGAAAGCTCGATAAAATTAAGTAACTATTATTAAAACATTATGGAAATCTTTATCTCATCCCTTATGGGTGTTGTCGTGTCGGGTATTATTGAGTTCGGTAAAAGGAGCGGCTATAAAACAAGTGACCTTTTTATCGGGCTATCTCTTTTGTTTGGACTTATTTGGGGGTCGATAGAACTGTTTGCCCCCGTTGGACTCTCAGACAATATACTTGATTTTTCCGCTAAAATAATGGGAACGGCTGCTATTGTCTACTCCTTCTTTGGTCGCTTCATTAAATCTTAACGTACCCCTGTCATAATGTACTTGTACTACCTTTCTAACCTTGTGGCTAATCCTGTAACGAAAGCCTGTGTCGCCATCATATGCACAATACTGCTCAATATTATCGGTATGAATTGGGTTGCGTATGAGGTTCTTTTGATCCTTGTGATGATGGATACCTTACTAGGGACCATGATAGCGTACCAAGAAAAAAATATTAGCTCTCAGGGCTTTTTTCGCACAGGGAAAAAACTCATAGTGTATTTCACGTTGCTGATCTCTGCTCATCAGGTGGTAAGAATCTCTGATTTAACTGCTTGGCTTGATCCTTCCATGGCCCTCTTCTGTGCTGCCACTGAACTGATTTCTATCATCGAAAATGCTCATCGACTTGGGATTCCGGTCCCTAAAGGGATTGTCACCAAGCTTGAGCAATATCGGCGCATGTAGGTAGGGGTAGCTCTCAAGGAATAAACCGCACCCTCCCCCAACCATTACTCTTGAAGGTCTTGAATTGAATCAGGGAGAGAGTGGGCTGGGAGTGAACCTTAAGCATTCACATTTTTACACTTATCCGCCAGCTCGGAATCGGAAACCTGGTCGTAAAGAGTATTCCAGGATATAAAGACTCACCCTGGTACGCCATGAGGCGTGGTGAGTACTAGTCACCCTTATTCTACCACATCCTCCTTTGCGAGTTCGATATGCCTTGGATTAGCATAATTAAGAACTTCCCACGCTCCTCCGTTCCATATTTTTGTCAGGCCGCCAAGTTCCTTAGATGACGTTTGCATTTCCCCTTTCTTAGGTTCTATACATCCATACTGATATCCATCAAAACACTTCCTGCTGACACACTTATGACTAGAACACTGGTGACGAGGGCCAGCACCCCCGTGGTATTCCGTGTCAAACACCAGAGAGCTATTACAATAGAAGCATTTCATGTGTTTACAGTAATGAAGTGGTACTATCAAAAGAATTCGGCTTTTGCTTTAAAGCATTATAAAGGGCGCTTCCCTCTTCAGAAAGCCATAAGAATTCTTCAGGACTTTCGTAATATAATTCCTCCATATCTCCCATTCATAGGGTTTTTTACTCATGCCTTTGAAAGTGTTATTGGGTAGGAAGGTTTTTTCTTTTTCCATCTTCCATTGCCTCCCATAAAAAGACAAGGTGCATGGTGATATCAGCGTCACAAAGGACGCATCTGTAGTTTGCTCGCCCCCTTCTAACGTACCGATCTAAAGGGTGGTTGCAGTCTTTCATTTGGATTAGAAATATGATGACAAACGTATTTTTTCTCTTTACAGACTATACAATAAAATTTTAAGGGAAAATGCTCGTAGCAATACCCCCATAATCCTCTTCTTTTGGGGGGAGGGGTTAAATAGGTTTCCATAATCCAAGCGTCCCAGAACTCTCTATCTGGAGTTTCCGGCAATGAACTTGATTCAACCGCTTTGATTGTTTCTTCCATGAGTTTTTCGAGCTTCTCTTGAATTGTGGGATAGTCCAAGGTTCCAACCTTTATTTCTGTCAAAAACTGAGCCTCTTTTAGTGGAAAAACAATCTCCCCAGTCTCTGCGAGTTCCTTCAGCTGGAAACAACACCTGAAAGCATGACTTACGGCTTTCCAATCAATCCCCTGGTTTTCCATAGCTTTTTTTGACCGATCTCCGTATTTCGTATTGAGGTTGTTCAGAGACTCGTTTACATGGAGAACTTGTTTATTGAGCTGAAATTTCTTCCCGAGGATTTCTAAAAACTCTTCCATAACCATTTCCCCGTTTCTCCTTGATTCCCCCTTTACCATCCTCACAAACTCAGTTTTCGAGAGATCTTCAACAAATTCTCCAACCAGCTTTTTAGGGTCTTTGTCCTTAAAAAAATCCAATACCCTATGAAGCTCTCCAAGCCGCGATCCCTTCAGTCCGTATTTTCCCGCCTGCCTTCGGCAATAACCAATATACGGTTCAACCCTTTTGGAGATGAGCTTACTTCGATTTTTTAAAATAAATTCCCATTCGGGAGAATTATCAACCCACCACTTTTCAGGAGTGAAAAGAAGGTCTAGGGCATACGTTTGCCCTGTACAGCAATCATCAATGAATTGCCGGAGTTCTTTCCATTCTACGTCTACATCCTCAGAGGTGTTTCTCTCACCAAACTCCTTTGATCGCCCCTGAACGATGCTGTCCTTCGATCTTTTTAAAAGGATATTTTCAAGAGATTCTTGAAATATTCCCTTGTAGTCCGTATCGGAGGACGGCGTATTGGTCCCATACACATGGGAACCGAATTGAGTTTGAAAGATTTTTTTAAAAGTTTCCATCGGCGACTTGTAAGCAAATAAGACCTTCACTTCTCCACATCTCCACTACCTGATTCCTGTCATCCAGCACCAGCCAAACACTATACTTGTCTTTAATGTTCTCTTCGTACAGGCGTTTTTTTATAATCGAATCCTTTTCCGTGTTCCCCTCCGGTCGCATGAAAAGGTGATCGTATTTGATGTGATGGACTCTCAACCATTCTTCTGTTTCAGGGCGGCATACAGAGTCCCTGCCACTCATGAGGATCGTCACAAGACCATCTTCGCATGATTCCTGGATACATTCGAGAAGACGTATAATTGGTACGTTTGGAAGATCCTCTCCAACTCTTTCCCAATGGAAAGGGCTTCTGTCGCCTTTGTGGGCTAGTGTTCCGTCGATATCTACGATGATGCAGGGTTTCATTCGTCTAAGGTGTTATTGGAAAGGAAGGAGGTGAGCCACTGTTCTTCATCCTTAAAAGAGTCATATTGATTCGCCAGCTCTTCCATGTTTACAGGAGAATCGGGCAATAAAGTGGCTTCTATTATTTTTAGTCTTAAACCATAACAATTAGCTAGTCCCCTCATCGCCCTCGTTGCATCCTCCTTCCACTTTCTAAAATCTTCTTCTTTCCTTGATTCTTGGATAGCCCATATCTTATCACCGTGCTCCTTTTGTCCTTCTTCCAGTGATTCGATTTTTTGCTTAAGGGAGGCGATTTCGTCGGCTTGGGATTGGTTCGTTTCGTGGAGTTCGTCGAGGACCTGAAAAACTTGTTTATCCTGATAATTCTTCCCTTCGACGAATCGTTCAGAAGGTTTTTTTGGCATAGGGGTTTTGATTAGGGGGGTGAGGGCATAAAGCGCCCAAACAAATAAGGGAATCTGAAGGATAAAAAATAGGACTAAAATTTTTAGGTCTTGATCCATATCATTCATTAGGAAATAAATTGAGTAAAAAATCAAATAAAGCTCTGGCGTTTTCGTCTTTGAGGCGTTCCTCCCCTTTGCAGAGAGGATCACATGGCCAATATTTGCAGTCTAGCTCCCACCCGCTCTCTGAGATAATTTGCTGTAAGCTCTTTTTAAAGCCACACTCACCCCACATTCCCGTCAATAATATCCTCATTCCCCTAGGATCTCCTTTCTTGATTTCAAGCATTCGTTCGAGCACATCTCCGAGGAGGATGGGCATTATCTGTGGCTGTGTTTTGAGGTGATCACCTGGGTGATACTGCTTTTCCGCCAGCCTCTCAATCAGAGAGGTGACTTGGTCTTTGGTCATTTGGTGAGGGATAAAAACGAATAAAGATTGTATTTGTCTGCCTTATCATCCATTCGATGCTCATACCACTTAAACAGTTTGTCTACGGGTGCGTCGAGCCTCATGGCCTCATGGATGTCTCCCATGCTCCAAAAGTAATCATTGACAGCAATCACTCCTCCCGCGTGATCCGCTACCCACCAGCAAGTGTCAGGATCATCAAAGTCAGCTGCGTCTCCATAGTACTTCTCAACGAATGCTCTAGCGAGGTTATTGGCGGCTTTTTCGTAGGCTTTGAGGGGGGTCATTTGGAAAAATTACGATTAAGGTATTTTAGAAGAGGTTTTAAAATGAATGTTGGGATCAGTTTCGTCCACCAGCTCATCCTTGGAGACCATTCATCCAGTACATCGTGGTAGTAGTACGTTATTCCTATTGGAGCTTTAGGTTTCTTCATTTGGAGTCGCTTAAAAGGTTAGGTTTAAGGTGCTCATCGGCAGCAAAGGATATCGGGATTCTTATTAAAACTGCAAAAGAACAGAGGCCATAAATGTATACTGCTCTACTGCCCTCGTCCCACTCACCCATCTTGCTCGGATACCAAAAATCCCACAATACAAACGCTCCAATGAGCCAAAATACAGCAATAGCAATAAACAATGAAAGAAAAATGCTAAATGGTAAGATTAAAGTTTTCTTCATTTGTCATTGGTTAGAAGGTATTGGGAGAGGAAATCGTGAACTTCCTTTTGCTCTTCCCAGGGTTGGAGGTCTTGCCATTTATGGCATAGATATTCATCTGCATTGCTATAGTCCAGCTCCCAAATTACGGCTCCTTTCTCGATCTCCCTCCTCAACGCCACACGGCAGTGTTCGAGGGTGATGGGGTGGCCTAAAACCTTGTACGGAGTCCAGACATTTCCATATATAATGCGATTTGCTTCGTCTAAACATGCGAGGCTATTGCAATAGTCCACGTCATTACATCCATACTCTGAATCATGTTCTTTTTTCTGACAGTATTTTTGAGAAATAAAAGTCAGCTCACCTTTTTCTTTGTGCTTTATCCTACACCCAAAGCTCAATTCCATCAGCTCCGGCACGAGAGATTGTATTTTGGCGGTGAGTTTTTCGATCATATGATTTTTTTAATGGTAAAATTTCCATTGATTTTGTATCGTGCGCCGTTAAGAGTACATTCTGTTTCGGCCTTCATTTTGGTGGCATTGGCTCTTCGCATTGCTTCTCCTATTACGGCTAGTGAAACAGGGATGAATGTTGGCACATGCTTCTTTATTTCTTTAAAGAAGGCTGCTGCCATTTGATCCTTCTTCTTCCGTTCTGTCAGGGTTGGGGGCATGGGGTGGGGGTTAGGAAAAAATATTTTTGATTTTTCTCAGCAGTCGCCATTTTAGGTGGTGCCATTTTTCTCTGCGGACATACCGCCGATAAATAGCCGCGACTGGGATCACGGTCACACCCGTATCCTGATATGGATGTCGCTTCCTGATGTATGTTCCGTTGGCTAATGTGGCATGAGGCACGTTTCCTTCAATCTTTATTGTTCTTTCGATATCCTTCCACCAATTCAAAACAAGATATTGATTTTCTGTTTTCATAGGTTTCATTTACGATTACAAATAAAGGTTGTTCCTGGCGGCAATTCAATCTCTTCTTCGCGAGTCCAACGGCAACCGCATTCAGTACAAGGCGATCCACCTTTGACTTTCGTTCGAGGAATTTTGCAGAGAGCACAAATGGTTCTAGTAGGCTTTTCCATACGCGAACAATGAGGGGTTAGGAGGTTTTCTTTTTTCTTTTTAGTCCGACTGTTGTCGTCACGTTTGTATATGCCTGGAGGATTTCGTACTCATCGGCCTTTTCTCTTAAGTTTCGAGAGATGATGTTTTTGGCGATGTTGAACCCCTCCTCGAAGCCTCGGCGATAATCAGGATTCATGTGTTTGAAATGCTCTGCAAATTCTGGAGGATAAGAGAAAACCATAAACCAAAAATGAAATAATAAGAGCTAGAGCGGATTCACCATCCGAAGAACCTCCTTCAGGGCGCAGTATTCGGGGGAGAGGAGGCATGAGCCACTAGCTAAAAAACCCACCACTCCCACAAGTATTCCAATGAAAGATACAAAAAGAAGTATGTCTGCTAGACCATCTCCAATTATGTACTTTTTTGAGGCAATCAGAGTGAGAATAAACATTGCAGCTGAAGCAACCATTATCGCTAATGAAACAATTGGGGCGAAGGACTGCACCTTCACGAACTCCGGCCAAAAGGTTTCAATGCCTGTTCCGAGCTGAGAAGCCAGGGTTTCCAGGACGACTTTCACGTCCGTGTAGATTTGTTGGGTTACGGGTTCCATAGAAACAAGGGGTAAAAAATAATAAGAGCTAGAGGGGTTTTATTTCTTCCCATGAAGTCACGGGTATTCCTCCACAATAATCGCCTCGCATCATGTACTCTTTCCCATCCGCAGTAACAGCAATTAGATGAGTGTATCCATTGAGGCGATCACTTGTTTCGATATAAAGCTTGACTACTTCTGTTTTCATAACCCAGTTGGTAAAAATAATAATATTAAAGCGGATTCACCATCTGAAGCACCTCCTTTAGGGCGCAGTACTCAGGGGAGAATAGACAGGGGAATCCTTCCACCAAAAGAACAAGACCCAAAAGGAAAAACACGGCTGCAATAGCACCGCCAAATATGGTCAACGGAGCCTCTAGGTCTTTTTCGTAAGCAATCTTGTAAAATCGGAAGATAAAATAACTGGACACAGAACCAGCAATAAGAAGCAATATCCCACCTATAGGCTGAGCTATTTGCACCTTCACAAACTCAGGCCAAAAGGTTTCAACTCCCGTCCCGAGTTGAGAAGCGAGAGCTTGAAGTGCGTTCTTCACGTCTTCGTAGATTTGTGTTTCCATACAAACAAAATGTAAAAATATTAGGTGATTAATCTATGACTGGGAGTCCTCGTAAGAACCGATCCAAGTCATCTGGGTAGCACCCCCACTCCACACACGTTTGACCAGCCATGAACTCCCCAAACTTCTTCCACCTTCGTTTTCCCAAGGCTTGTTCAATCTGATCCCATGGGACAACTGAGATAATCTGGAAATCTTCGAGGGTGAGGTTTTTCTTGAGGGGCATATAAAAAATTAAGTCTTCAAAAGTGTTTCCTTTATTTTAGCGTTCCAGTCGTCACCTAGCGCATCAATGTTTATTTGTTTCATGAGGTCCTCCACGTCAACAATCCATCCAGCTCCATGATGCGAGCCTAAATCGGCAACCATATAACACACCCTCCACCTATTTACCCAATATAAAAGTCTTTTTCTTAATTCCTCTTTAAGAGCTTCCTTGAATATTGCTAGTTGCTTCCCGTCTCTACACCATGAACAAATTCCGCAGTCACACCTCTTAGGCTCTTCTGTTGCTTTATATTGTGCTTTAGATTCATTTCTCAAGCATCTTCCACAATATCCACTTGGACTACCGCATTTAGGATCAATACATATTTCAGGCTCCTTCCCCTCCTCGTAGGCTTCGGCAGCTGCAACTTCCATTAACACAGTCATACTTCCATGTGGCTTCCCACCTGCTTCTAAAAAATCAAAAGTTTTCTCTGCCAACTTCTCTAGGAACCGATCTTTAAATTCTGGGTGCATAAGAATTATTAGTGAATGAAAGCCCCCATTCTCAGGGGGCAGTCCCTACCCCCGAAGGGATAAAGACAGGGCGATTAAGCAGAAACGAGAGAGTCCGTTGGGAGCACCTGGTGAGCAGGGCAGAAGGCCATGATGGTGTCGTAGCCTTTTTTGTGCGCCGCTTCCACGTCACAGGGCATCCAGTACCCTACCGACCCCAGAGACATGAGAGTGCAGTCTTTCCCCAGGCAGTACTTGAGGAATACCTTGTACTTACGGGGTCTTTTCCAGACACCTCCTTTACGTGGGTTAGTGTCTTTGTACGGGTCAAGAACCATTGGGAACCTCCTTTGTAAATCGTCCCGTTCAACCCCAAAGGGCTGAGGGGGATTATTTAGAAAAATACGTTTTAATGTTCCACCACAAGAGGGAAAGAAGATCACGGAGTGTTTTAGGGGAGTTATGCCCTACAAGCCACTTAACACACATAAAGCAAGCACCATAGCAATCGACACAATCATAATCGCTTTTACCAGGCTTGAAGGTATTGAAGCAGATCTGGCAGGTGTTTGGTTTGCGCATGGTGTTAGTTAAATTTCATAATGGAGTTTTTGAGTTTCTGTTCAAGGAGGGTGGGTTTATATTTGTGTTTCCTGGCAAGCCTCAATACCGATTCCTTTTCTCGTAACCCTAGAGATTTATAGTTCTTTTCAAGGAACGCTCGAACTCTTGATGGGCTTTGTAAAACCTCTGGATCGTTTATTCTGAGGTAGTCGATAATAGCAGAAGGTGAGACGGTCATTGTTTTTTCAAACGATAGGTATGGGAAGGAAACTTTTCTACTAACCCCTTTTTATGAAGTTGGTCAAGATACTGAGAAACACTTGCAGGGGATTTGAACCGAAACTCGTATTGAATAGTCTTAAAAGATGGAAATACCCCTGTAAGGTCTTGGAAGTCCACTAAGAAATCATAGACTTTTCGTTCTTTGTTGGTCATAGTTATTGTTACGGTATATATCTTAGTTCGTATTTTTCAGTGGGTCAACTCTCTCCCATTGACTCTAGTTTATTTTTATACTCCTCTATCTTTTCTTGGAGCCAGTCGGTAGTGAGTTTTACTGATACTCTAGGCGCTTCTAAGTATTTCGATCTTTCTGGAAATTTTTCTCTGAACCACTGTCCAGATTCTAAAGGGGCTTTATGCCACCAGTTGAGGTGACAGTGGTAGCATAGGGTTTTTATGTTTTCGGGATCAAAGCGGAACTGGTTTCCTTGACTTACGGGAATAACGTGTGACCCGTGGGCATCCGATCCCTCTACCCACTTTCCACACTTTTGACATATCCAATTGTCTCTTACCTTGCAGTAGAGTTTGACAAGATCCTCTAATTTCTTCTTTAGTTTTGTTATGGAGGGTTTTTTAGCTATTTTTTTCACTTTTTTCATAGTAATAAATCATACATAAGGCTCTGTTAGTTTTCTGCATTCATCGCAAACTCCCCATTTTTTAGGGAGTTCAAATCTTCTCGCCCACATATTCCCAGTCCACACCTTTTCTTTTGCGAGAATAGCCGCTGAGGATTTAACGGGAGCGTGACAACATGTACTTCTAAAGTTTTTCATGCTCCTATCATACGGAGTACACGATGGGAGAAAAGACGAAAAGATTGACCAGGCTGTTTTTGTGGAAAAGAAGGAAATGATTATATGGAATGGAGGGAAAATATCTGCGATGATTGTTATAGGGCTATTTGTTCTATGATCCAATACGATAATTTCACCGCTGTCTGTCATTCCCACACCTTCACTGAAGACTCCTACATGGAACTCAGAGAGGAGTTTGGACGTAAGTTAGGAAGTAAGAAGTGTTGGGAGGAGATCCAAAAATCAGTAAGGTGGTATCAAGAAAAAGGGGTAGTTCTTACCCCTGAAGGAGTTCGGAGATGGTTATCAAAATCACAGTAAATTCATCTTCGCTCTCTCTAAAGCGTTTACTGATCGCTGGTAGTCCATTTGCATTTCAATGCTTTTCATCTTACTCCTTCCAATCTCAGCCCTTGCTATCACATTTTCAGCTTCTCTGAGGTATTTTTGAAATTCCTCGGATCCTCTCGCCATAACCTCAGCTCTGTTTACCGCTACGCCTGTATCAAGGTATTTTAGTGTTAAAATAGCTAGTTGGGACTTGATCTTATCCTTCGCAAGCTTGCTCTTCGCAAAATCCTCAGCGTGATCTTTGGCGATTTGTTCGTATTGGGTAGAAAGATCCATGGAATTAGAGAGGGTTATTGTAAAAATTTAGCAATTCCTGATAATAGATAGAATAACATGGATTGATTTTCTTTAGGATAAAGTTCATTTTGAGGAATTGTCATAACAATATCGCCGTTGTTTTTTGCTTGAAAACACCATTGTTTCTCATCACAATCGCAATCTTCATCATCTGGCCATTAGTATTCTTCTTTGGGTTTGGTTCTAATTGAGTATGGTTAGAGTCGCTCTCTGCTACTACCCCCTCCGCAGAGAGCGTAATTGCGTACATGTTGGAATTGTTGCGTTGTTCTTCTTCGTTCCACCGTTTAACTTTTTTTATTCGTCCAGATTTTTCTAATTCATTTAAGTGTCGGATAACACTATCTCTACTCATTCCTGTTTCTTCTGAAAGAATTTTGATGGAAGGCCAACAAACGTCTTCATGATTCTTGTGGAACCAAAGCCACGTAAGAAGAATCTGCTGGAAAGGATGAAGGCCTTTGCACAGTTGGGCGGGGAAAATTCCGAAATCTCCTTTTTTAAGCTGCATTCCTATTGATTAAATTCCTGAGGGTTATAAAGCGTTTGGGTTTATCTGATCTAAAAGTGAACGTGAAGGCTTATGAACCAGAAACGCCACCGACCCTACTTGCTGGAGTAACTCGTAAAACTTTCCTATCTGGTCGGGGTGGATTTCCCCGGTGGTGAACTCAATCCGTACTGACCGATCCGCGAGGGTTTTTATTTTGGTCAATTGTGCTTCGACCTGAACGTCTGGTTGGGACATAAAAGGGGGGGTAAAAAAATTAAGATTCAATAACAAGTTCTTTATAATCGTTCTCCAAAATCCCTAACTTCCAAGCCATACAAGCGTCGGCTTTTTTGTTACGGGCGACAAAATTAGGATCAATACCGCTCATATAGACTCGGCCTGTAGATGGGCATGAGTATTTGAGAAAGTAAGCATCTTGAGGAAAAACACCTGACACTTTGTAGAGCTCGTTTCCTCGTTCTGATTTATCAAGTAATTCATGTTTCACTCCATAGAGAAACATTTCTGGATCCATGGCTTTCAGGGCAGCCATGCGTTGTTCCATGTTTTCAATTCCCATGACCTCTTTGAAGGTGAGCTTATTTTTTACCACCTTTTCCCAAAGATCTTTCTCAAATCGAACTCCCCACAAGCAGTACATTTCATACCCATCGGAAAATTGAATAGCAGCCTCATCAGTTGAGTGAAGTCGGACAATGCTCGACATTTCGTAAGGTAAATCAGTCCATACCTTTGTTGGCATTCGACTGACAAAGCAAATATCTTTCAGGGTGATCATTTCGTAAATTCCTGCATTCAGTAGATCAACGAATTTATTGAAACCATCATGGTGAAAAATATTGAGCCGTTGGAAAAAGTCATAAAAGGAAACCCATCCATAGTCTTCAATTCGGCCATAATAAGAGGGGTCGAAATATTGTAATTTGGCCCTGACGTTGGCCCCGACGTTGGCCCAGACGTTGACCCCGACGTTGACCCCGACGTTGTCCCAGACGTTGTCCCCGACGTTGGCCCCGACGTTGACCCCGACGTTGTCCCAGACGTTGGCCCTGACGTTGGCCCTGACGTTGTCCCCGACGTTGTCCCAGACGTTGGCCCCGACGTTGGCCCAGACGTTGTCCCAGACGTTGGCCCTGACGTTGTCCCCGACGTTGGCCCCTTGTTTCAACATATTTGCTGCAAATTGAATTCCAAGAGGGCTATCAAGAAAAACAATGTATTTAGGCTTTTCTAATTTCGAGAATTCATAGAGCCAGTTAATGCTATCAATGGCCTTT